TGACATGGCTAGTGACAGAAGCAGTAATGCTGCCGCCATAGGCATTATGTCGGTGATTGCGATCATCGGTTCCGTTGGCGGAATCATGTTCTCGATCAACCGGCCAATGGCCCAGCGGATAGATCAGCTCGAGCGCAGCCTGGCGTCTTTCAAGACCGAGAACGCGGCCAATCACGCCAATACGACTGTGCGGATGGAGAAGGACGATGATCGTGAGCGTGCGGACGCCGCCCTCATGGCCCACTTGGGGGCCGAGGGTGCTGCTGAGCAGGCGGCAATCGCTAGACTGGACGCGAGCGTCAAGCTGGTGCGGCAATGGATGGAAACCCACGATCTACGGGTTGTGGGGTTGAACGCGGCCCAGTGGGAGCGGATCAAGGCGCTGGAGCGTAACGTGTACGGTCAGGCCGTTCGTATCGGGAGTGAACAATGAACTACTTTGCTGACTTCTGGACGTTCCTGAGCAATCACCTATGGCACTTCATCTTCGCACCCTGGCTGGACGACTGAAGAAGTACGCACACAACGTACTCATTGCTGTTGATCAGCTTGCGAATGCCATCCTGCTTGGCGATCCCGATGAAACCATAAGTTCCCGCGCTGCGAAACACTACAGTCACAAGGACGGGTGGGGTTGGCTCGCTCGGTTCCTCGACAAGATTGATCCAGGCCACTCGGCCGACGCAATCGAACGGGACGAAGGCAAGGATGCGATCCTTCCGTGAGTGGCGTAGCATTGTTTCAGATAATTGGCTTGGGTGTGCAACGGCCCTTGTAATCGCGTTGTGCATCTACATCCTTTGGAGATCATAATGACCAAGATACTCATCGTCTGCGTGCTGGCCGTTTCACTGGCTGGCTGCGTGACGACATCACCGGAAGATCTTGCCACCTGGCAACAGACCAGTACCGTGCTGCAGGAGGAGCTGACGGCCTTGGAGATCGAGCTGCTCTCAGTGCAAGATCCGATCGAGCGAGCTTCGTTGCAGGCCAAGCTAGCCGAGACGAAGCGGATCGCCGCGATCTTTGACACCGCCATCCAGTCTGCGACTGACTCCGCTGACGCACCTTTTGCGTTTGCTGAAACTGCAGTAGCCGTCGCCGGCGGGTTCTTCCCGCCAGCTTTGCTCGCTCTGCCATTCATCCGAACGCTTCGCCGTCAGAGGAAGTCCATATTCACGGCCGTTGCTGCTGGTGGCGGTGTCGTTGATCCCGACAAGGCGAAGGAGTCGCTCAAGACCGACCCTGGCGCTATCGCTGCTCTGGCAAAGTTCAAGGCCACATGACACATTCGGACCAGTACACACAAGAGCTAGCTGACGAGATCTGCGTCCGGATCGCGGAAGGCGAAACTCTTGTCGGTATCTGTGCCGATGTTCACATGCCGCGTCCCGTTGTCGTACGTACCTGGGTGATGAAGGACATCAACGCTTTCAGAGGCCAGTACAACGGGGCGCGGAAGATGTGGGCCGACTCGCTCGCAGACGAGATGAAGGAGCTGCTGGACCAGGACCCGGTCGAGATGGGCTGCTTCCAGAAGTTCGGCAACAACGCCATCGCGTTGCTGCGCGAGAAGATCCGCGGATACCAGTGGCTGTGCTCGAAGGCGAACCCGTCGATGTACGGTGACAAGCTGGACATGCAGCATTCCGGCGAAGTCACCAAGCGTGTTCATATCGTGGACTCATTCCAGGGAGTGAAGTTCCGAGACGTGAATGGTCGCATCACCAACGCCAACTGAAATGATCCTGCCGCGTGGCGAGCTGGTGATCCGTCGAGGCTCGGCGGTACACAAGCTATGGACCTGCTTCGACCAGGAGATCCTGCTGGAAGGCCCCGCCGGCGTCGGCAAGACGCGATGTCTTCTGGAGCTGGTCCACTACCGTGCAGAGACTTACCCGCGGTCCCGATACCTGCTTGCCCGCAAGGCCCGCAGCTCGATGAGTCAGTCGATCCTGGTGACGCTCGAGCGCGATGTGATTCCGGCTGGGCATGAGTCGATGGCGCGTAACACTACCAGGACTCACCGGCAGTTCTACAAGTACGCCAACGGCTCCGAGGTCGTGATCGGTGGACTGGACGACATCCAGAAGACGTTCTCGTCCGAGTACGACATGATCTGCATCTTCGAGGCCATCGAGTGCTCCGAAGCGGACTGGGAGTTCCTGCATCGTTGTTTGCGGAACAACATGATCCCGCACCCGGAGAAGCCTGGCACCTACCTGACCCAGGCCATCGCGGACACGAACCCGGGCGCCGAGAGTCACTGGCTGAACCGTCGTGCGAACGCGGGGAAGATGACCAGGCTCAAGGCCGTGTTCGCAGACAACCCGACAATCACTCCTGAGTACCGACAGATCCTGAAGAACATGACCGGCATCCGCCGTGACCGAATGTACCTGGGGCGGTGGGTGTCCGCGGAGGGACAGATTTGGGAAAACTTCAATTCCGACACGCACGTCCTGGCCGGCAAGCTGGCAAGGCACGACGTCACGCGGCGCTGGTTGCTAAACGTAGATTCATGGGAGAGGGTCGTCGAGCTGAAGTGGTTCTTCGCTGGCGTCGATCATGGTTTCAGAGCACCTGGCGTGATGCAGGTCTACGGCGTCGACGACAAGAGGAACGCTTATCTCGTACACGAGACATACATGGTCGGCAAGAACACCGACTGGTGGGCGGCCGAGGCCGAGAGGCTCCGCAAGGAGTTCGATATAAAGCGGTTCGTATGCGACCCCGCCGAACCTGACACGATCGACCTGTTCAACAACCGGATGGGCATGGTCGGTGGCTTCTGGATCGCCATCGGGGCGAACAACGACTTCCTGATGGGATCGAACGTGGTGCGTGAGAGATTGGAGAAGGACACCCTGTTCTTCCTGGCCGATTGCCAGTTCACCGGCGGTATGCGGCACGACGAGGTCGAGCCAGGCCCAGATCCACTACGAATAGAGCGTAGGAAGCCCGTCAGTCTGATCGAGGAGATCCCGTCGTACAACTACAAGGAGGCCAAGCCGGGGATGCTGACGAGGGAGGAGCCGGCGACGGATTCCGAAGATCATGGATGTGACGCTTGTAGGTACGCTATGGTGTGGCTGGATGGAACGGACTGGAGCCCTGCGATGGCAGTTCCGGTGTACGAGGCCGGCACTTACGGAGCATTCTTCAAACACGCGGAGGTCTTAGATGCCAGCGGAAACTTTGACTAGCCTCAAGGACATGAGCTACCCCGAGCTGAAGTACCAAGCCAAGGAACGTGGCATCGGAGTCCGTCACAAGAAGAAGACGGATCTCATCCAGGAGATCTTCGACGTCGACAATGTGCCGGAGGTCGACAAGAACGATCCCGACTGGGATGTCACCAGGCAGTCGATAAAGGGGCCTGACAAGCTCTCGAACAGGTCACTTTGGTTCGATTACCCTGGACCAAAGTTCCAAGTTCGGTATCGCGCAGCCCACTTGTTCGACAACAGGAGCGTTATTGGCGTCACTGACGGCAACACGGACGAGGTGATCGCGGTGTTCAATCGCAAGGGGCACCAGGACATCAAGGGCGCAACCAAGATCTACCCGTTCCGGCTGCACGCCAAAGAGTTCACGGACGTTATGAACACCAAGCACTCGATCTAGGAGCTGGTTATGCCAAAGGACAGTTACGGTCGGAAGACGTCGTACAACAAGCTCAAGAAGCAGCCCGCGAAGAAGGCTAAGAAGATGGCGAAGAAGAAGGGCTATTGATGAAGTTCCTTTACGCCCCAAATGAGCTTGTCCCCAGATGGTGGGGTCTAGCGTGGCTGACATGGGGGCGTGGCTATGTCGTGCTTCCAGTGCCGTTCTGTTTCATCGTTCGGGCAGCACTGTGGTTCTATTGGGGCGTGGCTGTTCGGTGGCTTCGGCACGGCTACGTCAAGAGGCTTGAGTTCAGAATCAGGATGCTCGAGGCAGTCAAATAGATGTTCGACGTTTCAGCAGAGAACCTGTGGTTGGAGATCAAGGCCGCGGAGAGGTTCCGCGACAACCATCTCACCCAGGTCCAGAACATGATCGACTACTACGCTGGCAGCGCGTACCGCGGTGACGGGTCGATCGACTGGTCTGAGAACCACATGTTCGAGTACATCCGTCTGAACACGTCCAAGGTCGTGTTCGACAATCCCAAGGTACGCATCCGGTCGCGCCGGCCGGCGAGCCAGGGGCAGGTCGCTGTTGCATTACAGCACGGCCTCAACAGGAACATTCGAGACACGAACCTTCGCCGCCTGCTGAAGCGGGTGTTCGTGAGCCAGTGTTTCAGTTGGGACTGTGTTCAGACGGTTATTGAGCCACAGAATTGGATGGACCCGCGCACCGGCGAAACGTACCAGTGGCCGCAGAGCTACCAGATCGAGAACAAGCGGTTCTTCTTCGATCCGTTGTGCCGGTGGTTCGGCGGTGCCAGGTACGCCGGCCACAAGTACGTGCGCGACAAGGAAGACATCCTGTCCGAAGCACGAGAGTTCCCCGACAAGGGGTGGATCGTCGGCAACATCAATGAGATCGCGGCCGACAGCGGCGTCGACGAGCTGGGCCGCAAGAGCGGTGTCCAGCAGGATCTTCGCCGCAAGGAGCTGGTGCTCTACGAGATCTGGGTTCCAGAGGTGGAGTTGGACGATCCAGACAAGGGATTCAACGGTGCGCTCTACACGATCGCGGTCGCCCCCAACGAGAAGGGTGAGGGCAACACCGCGTACGTCCGTGAGCCCAGGCCGTTCTATGGACCCAGGTGGGGGCCGTACACGCTTTACGGCGTGTACCCGGTCCCGAACGATCCCTGGCCGCTGTCACCGTTCGTTGCGGTTCGAGCGCAGATGGAGCAGCTCAACAACATCGTCAGCGCGGCAAACCGATCGATCGAGTCGTACAAGAAGATCATCATCTGCTCTGCCGACAACCCGGATCTCTACAAGAAGCTCAAGAACACGCCCGACATGTTCGTGGTGCCGGTTCGTGGCTTCCAGAAGGACCAGGTGGTCGAGGTCGAGCTCGGTGGCATCACCAAACAGCACGTCGAGCAGATCCAACTGGCACTCGACAGAATGGACAGGAACAGTGGAATCGACGAAGCGCATCGTGGAAATGTTGGCTCACGAAGCACGGCTACAGAGATCGCGGTTGCCGACGAAGCGGCAAAGGGGGCGATCTCTTACGTTCAGCAAGAGTTCCAAGACGCCACCATCCAGATGCTCGAAACCCGATGCTGGTACATGTACCACGACGACCGAGTGAGTTTCCCCCTGGGCGAGGCTGCCATCATGGACCTGCAGATGGGGGAGCCCTGGTTTGAGGGTGGCCGCGTCGGGTCCGAGCGAGAGTTCGCGTACGATGACATCGAGCTGAGCATCGAGGCGTTCTCGATGGAACGTATGAGCGAGGCCCTGCAGCGTGCTCAGTACAAGGAGCAGCTCGACCTGGCGATCCAGGCCGCCGGCGTCATCCCGAATACACCGTTCTACGACTGGAAGATGATCTTCGATCGCGGTGGAGACGTAAACAACGACCCGTCATGGGGCGACTTCTTCAACCCGGAGATCGCACGACTCGCGGCCGGAGCCGAGGACTCGCCCGAGGTCGAGACGCCTTCCGAAATCATTGAACCATCAACCCCGCCGCCGGCGGTCTCTGGGCAGTTCGAGCCCCAGCGTGTCGGTGGCCGAGTAAGACAGGCGATATAGCTATGCCAAGCACACCCGGCTCCAAGACGTTCTTCTCGATCACTGGCGGTAACACCGGGATTATGATTCATACTGGGCACGCGGTCTTGAATGGATTCATTGCCACGAACGAGGGCGCCGTCGTGATCTACCTCAAGTTCTACGACAAGGCCACGGCTGGTGCATCCGCCGAGACCCCGATCCTGCAGGTGCTTGTCCCGATCGATGAGTCGGTTGTCCTTGGTGGTATTGGGCAGAGTTACCAGCTAGGACTGAGCTTCAGAGCGGTTGCGCAGGCAGCCCTGATCGGGGTTACTGGTGCCGCGTCAGATACCTTTACGCTCACAGCTCTTTTCAACTGATGACCATCTACCAGTTCAAAGACGATGCCGGCCAGCTCGTCGAGTTCGAGTACACGATGGAGTCTGTGCCTTCGATTGGCGACTGTGTCGATCGTGACGGAAAGGCATTCACCAGGGTGTTCTCGACCGGCACGGAAGGCGACGGGCACATTGCATCGAGCAACCAGTACCCATACCTGTCGACCCGGTTGAACCCCAAGATGCCTGGTGTCGAGCTGGCAAAGAGCGACACCGGCCTTATGAAACCACTGATCCGAAACCGGCAGCACGAACGAGAGCTGATAGCCGAGCATGGACTCGAACGCGAGTAGGGTGTAGGCTCTGGGAGTATGACTATGGAAGGTGTCATCGGTGAGAAGGTTGATGTAGAAGCCAAGCAGGCCAGCGCTGCCGCTGTCGAAGCGGAGCAGAACGCTGTCCTCGCAAAGATCACTGGTGTAGATGTAGACACTCCTGCGAAGGCATCGGACGCCCCTGTGCCCAAGGAAGGGCGCTCGCGGGATACCAAAGGCCAATTCAAGACAACTGAGGAGTCAACGGGAACGCTTGAACCTACGAAGGAAAGTGTGAACCCCGCCGACTATGACAAGGCTCTCAAGGCCCTTCAGTTGGACAATGTTCCCGAATCGATTCTTGGCTCGATGTCCCAGGCCGAATTGACGGTCTGGGGTCTGAGTCGATCCAAGAACCATGCGGACACTCAGAAGGTCAGAGATGACCTTTCGACGCTGCGAAAGCTGAAGACCGAGCCCGAAGCTGTCCCGACCGACAGCGTGCCGGACGAAGGCTATCTGGAGCTCACCGAATACTACGGTGAGGAAGGCGCAGCTCCGATCAAGAAGATGCTGTCGGCCCGCGATGCCAAGCTGGACAAGCTGATGGCACGGATCGACCAGCAGGACCGTGAGTTCGCACGTCGGGACATGGACAAGGAATACAACTTGTCCGACCCTGAGCGGTGGAAAATCGTCACAGACGCCCGTGCGGCCGACGTGAACGAGTACGCATCGGAGGCAGATGCCATCCGTGCCGCCGCGACATTAGCGTTCGCCGACGAACGGCTCGCTGATCTGAAATCACGACTAGCCAATGAGCACTCTGCCCGATCCAATGGGCAGTCGACTACTGAGAGCCAGGTCTCTACACCTGGCGACACACTCACGGGCCCCGCGAAGATGAAGGATCTCGAAGATCAGCTTCTCACCGCGATTACCAAGAGTGACGATGCCGGTGTAGCCCGTATCCGTAAGGAGATGGGCACCGACAAGAAGGTCAGTGCGCTCGAATTGATGACTCGTGATGGACTGATTGGTGTTCCTTCGTAGGCGGTTCACATAACCGTTTCCTCTACTTAGCGAGACACAATCATGGGTGGAACAGCCCTTGAAAACTTCACAGACTTTGTGAAGTTCACTGGGCCGGCCTACTACACCGACGCTGGCACGTTCCTCAACGAGGCCGTGCAGCAGACGTATTCCTTCCCTCGTTTCACGAAGGGCAAGGCGTACGACAAGGTGATCCAATCCGGCGAAAAGATCAAAGACGATGTGATGTTCGACGAAGCGAACACGTTCACTCGTTACAACCCCAACCAAGAGTTCACCTGGACGCAGCCGCAGGTCGCCACGGAGATGGAGATCAACTGGCGGTTCGCAACGGACCACATGTCGTGGACCGACCAGGAGATCGAGCTCAACATGCCTTCGGGCATGACGGACGCCTACGCGAACGTCCAGTACAAGCGGCTCCGCAAGAAGATCGAACAGCGGATGTGGACGTCCGTGATCAATGCGATGGAGCGCGAGCTGTGGGCCGACCCGCACGGGGCCACCAACCGCGATGGCATGGAATCGTCTGACGGCACGCTGCCGTACTCGATCCCGTCCTTCGTGACGGAAGACGTGACCAGGTTCCATCCGGCTGACTGGACCACGATCATGGGGATCGACCCGGAGAACGAGGTCAAGTGGCGGAACCAGGTGTCTCTGTACGAGGAAACCGCCCCCACGACCCACACGACTACGGAGGACAACGGTTCGATCATCGACGCCTTCGACTACATGCAGCTGAAGGTCAACTTCATCGCGCCTGACTTCCACGGCGAGCACTTCTCCGGCACGAACCTGGCCGCGTTCCGCAACGCGATCTACAGCTCGCGTCGTGGGCTGGCGCTCTACAAGCAGTCGCTCCGTATCGAGAACGACCGCCTGGCATCGCCACAGGACGCTGCGTACAACAAGGCCGCGTTCGGCGGGATCGACCTTGTCTACCTGGCACAGCTCGACGCCGGCAAGGCTGACGGGTCGTCTGCGATCTTCAATCACGACGGCACTGACGCCAACACTCAAGACGAGGACGGCGACAACAGGTCAGGCGGCGCCGTCGGCGGCGGCTCCCACGACGGACCGCGGTACTGGTGGATCAACGGCAACTTCCTGACCCCGATCTACCACGCCACGCGCTACTTCTACAAGAAGGACCCGTTCTTCCTTGAGAAGCAGCCCTGGACCTGGGTGTGCCCGGTCGACATCTGGAACAACACGTTCTGCCACTCTCGCCAGCGGCACGGCATCGTTGCTCCGGCTGACTAATTCGATCCCGGCCCCCTCACGGGGGTCGGGTTTATTCTTCGTGCGGTGTATGGCGTCATGTTGGTGCTGTTGCCGTTCGTGATTACAACTACGCTGGTCCTGTTTCAGTATGGGGCAGCGGAAAGGAATCGGATCATGACTTTTCCCAATCCCCGACCCGTACCCGGAAGCGCGAAATTGGGCAACATCGTGGGCGACCACATGTACTTCGATGACTTCCACTCAGGCTGTATGGAGAGCGGCAACAAGTTCTTTCGGACGGCTAACACGTCCGACTGGCTCGTGACCGACGACATCGACGCCGCCGTCACCATCTCCGATGACGAACCTGGTGGCGTGCTCCGAATTGCGACTGCTTCCAACGCAGGCGACTTTGCCTCATGCCAGCTCAATGGTGAGGGGTTCAAGGTCACGGCCGGCAAGGACATCTACTGTGAGATGCGGCTCAAGTTCGACGACGGCAACGACACCCGATGGTTCTTCGGCCTGGCGACGACGGACGTAACCGGCACAACCCTCGGCCCGATCCTAGACGGCGTGGTTGAGTCCATCGGCTTCCGTCAGACCACGGCGACCGGTACGGACATCTTCGCCCTGGTGGAAGATGGCAGCGCCGAGACAACCGTGGATACGGGTGTCAACGTGGTCGATGACACCTTCCTCGTCCTGGCGTTCCACGTTCTTGGTACTGGACGGGTGATTTACTGGATAGACGGCAAGGAGGTCGCCAGCTTCACCACCAACATCCCTAGCGGTGATGCCATCACACCTTCGATGGAGGTCCAGGGTCCCACCGCGACTTCGATCGTTGAGGTGGACTACTTCCTCTGTATGCAGACCCGGTAGAGGTTCGTTCTTCCGTCCTTGGGGGCTTCGGCCCCCTGGGACGTTTCAAAGGAGCAGGTCATGGCAGCAAGCATACCGGCCGTAAGTGAATCTGGTGGCGTGTCGTCCTCGACTGGGTTCAGCGCTGGAGCCCAGTTACGAGACATTATCTACTTCGACGACTTCCTCGAAGGCGGCTACGTCGCGGACCTGGCCCTGGCCTTGGAGTCCAACCCCAGCGCCAAGTTCTCCGAGGTCGCGGACGCCGGCGTATGGAAAGTGACGCGGGATGCGATTCCAACCCTTGTGATTTCAGATCAAGTTGGCGGGTGCCTGCTTATCACGACAGCGAACGGTGCCAACGACTTCGTTTCCTGCCAACTCAACGGTAGCGCGTGGAAGGTCGCGTCGGACAAGGATCTCTGGTTCGAGATCAGGTTCAGGATCACTGACGATGACGACACCCAGTTCTTCGTAGGGCTCTGCACAACGGACGTTACCGGCGCGGCCAAGGGCCCGATCCTTGACTCCGTGGGCGTCGGCGGCTCCATGATCGGGTTCGTCCAAGACGGCGACACTACGTCGGATATCGACATCATCTGTCAGAACAACGGCACCGAGACGCAGACCGACTCCACGGTGAACATCGTGGAGGACGTGTTCATCATCATGGCGTTCCACATCAAGAGCAACGGGGTCATCGAATACTTCATCGATGGCGTCTCCGTGGGAGAGATCACAACGAATATCCCCGACGCCGATGCCGTCACGCTCTCGATGGAAGTCCACTCACCGACCGCAAGCTCAACGCTTGAGGTTGACTACATTTTCTGCGGACAGGGGAGGTGATCTGATGGCTCTTGGTGCAGCTTATCCTGATGGTTCACTGGTAGGCGGTCAGCCAATGATCGGCCTGGCTGGCTGGTCTACCGACTGGTTCGGACCCGACTTTCACTCTTTCCCCTCAATCGGCACCTGGGACACGATTGGGGGTGGAGCGGTCGAATCTGGTGGCAGCCAGCCGAACGGGGTGCTTGAGTTCACCCCCAATATGAACGTGGAAATCCAGTTACGCACAAAGGGATTTCACTGGCAACTTCGGAATGGCAAGCGTCTGTGGTGGGGTGCCCGACTCAACCTGCAAGACTTCGATGCAATGAGCTGGTTCTGCGGGCTGACTATCAACGACGACGACATCCTCGACGGCCTGCCAAATGACATCATCGGGTTCATCAACACTTCGGATGACGGCTCAATCGACACGATCAGCCGGAAGGGCAGCACTTCGTTACGCGACACACATGCTTCGCACGCCTTCACGGCCGACAACCAGTGGCGAGACCTGAAGTTCATCTGGAATGGACATGGACGGGTCCACTTCTACATCGACGGGGCTGAGGTCCAGTTGTACTCGACGAACCCGATCAACGTCCCGATGAAGGCCGCATTCGAGTTTGCGGCCATTGTTGGACAGGTTGACACTGCCTGGCTCGACTACTTCTACTGCTGGCAGGAGAGATAGATGGCTGGCATCCTTCGAGTAATCAACACGATCGAGATGGCGACGACCATCGGTGCCGCCTTGAATGGCCGTCAGGGATCGGTGACGAATCCCGCGGCGCAGCCGTACACACTCCCGGTCACCGGCTCGGTACACCAGCGGGTAGGAACGCTGGCGTTCGGCGCGGCCGCGACGATCTACGACTCGACTGTCGACCTGCCAGCGACCTTTGTGTACCTGTGGTTCAAGATGGACATCGTGGGACAGATCCAGCTCTTGACTGGTGCGACGCATGTCGTCCTGCCGGTAGCCGCCAATCAGCCGTTCACACTGGGGGCACCCGCGGCTGAGACTCCAGCGACCTGTGGTCTGCTGGGCGTGGCTGACTTCACCAATATCACCGCTGCTGCGGACCTGGCGGTCATCGATGAGATCACGATCGTGAACACCGCGGGGTCAGGCACGGCGAACTATCAACTGTTCCTGGTGCTGTAATGATCACCCTCACAGAGCTTGAGAACCATTGCAAGCAGGCGCTGGAGGGTGCGACGACTCTGCCACAGTCGATCTCGCTGGTGGACATCATCAACTTCGCCGGCAGATGGTTCACCTCCGTCAACCCCTGGAACTTCCGTGACCGGCCGCCGGTGAAGCTGTCGCTGCGTAAGGACACTCCGTACCTGGATCTGCCGTTCGACTTCGGAGAGCAGCTCGGCTACCAGATGTCGGACGGGCTCAACTTTGGCATCACGTTCACGACGATCCAGCAGATCCTCCACCTGCGTGCCACGACTGTCACCGTCAGCCAGAACTACTACTGGGCGTCGATCGTCCAGCCGTCCCAGGTGGCAGCGAACCTCCCCATGCCGCCACCCAGGATCGAGCTCTGGCCTGAGCCGAAGTCCGACCGCGAGGACATCATGGTCTTCGCGTACCGCGCCAAGTGGGCCGAGCTGCGCTACCAGGTCAGTGGTGGGCTGGAGCACAGCGAGGATGTCGAGGAAGACGACGTTGCGAACGTGCCCGACTACGCAGAGATGGTGTTGATCGAAGCGTGCCGGGCATTCGCAATCGGATGGGGCGAGCGACTCAGCCAGCCGCAAGGCGGCGTACACGAGCTGCTCAAGGCTCTTATGACCGGACCGATCTGGCTCGCCCTGATGGCAACTGACGGGCTGCAGCAGGTCGACCAGGGACTGATGATGGGCGGGGCGATCCAGGCCAGATATCCTTCTCACACCTGGCGTTCGGCATCTGCATCGCCCGTGAGCGGTCCCTCGTAAGGAGAAGAAATGGCAGCTACCCCAACCCTGATGCGGCCGACCAGCGTCACGGGTCTTATCCTGACGACAGGCTCCGTAGGCACGGCCGGTGGCGACTTCTTCATCAAGGTCGTCACAGCCGAGCTGGATCACCGGACCAAGATCGCGGATGTCTCTGGCGACGGCGATTCCTCTCCGAACAGCGTGGTCAGCTACTGGGGCTATGTTGACTGGATGATCCGCGGGTACGGCATCGCGGCCAATGCAATCGCCTACGACAGCATGGTCGTCAACACCGGCTCGCCTAAGAACCCCACGGCCAGCGGCACCAACGTCGTATTCAATGTCTCGTCGGGCATGTCCTACGCCGGACGGTTCCTGATCCATAACTTCAAGCTCGCCTACGACCGCACGGGGGCTTTCGTATCGGTGTCGTTCGCCTTGCGGAAGATCGCGCTCGCGGATGGCAAGGAAAGCTATGTGGAGACACCATGAGTGAACACAAAGAAAAGGCCGAACAGCCCCTTTCGGTTGACGAGCAGAAGGCAATGCTGGATGGGGTCGAACCCGCGTCGATGCCGGCAATACCGGCCTCTGCGATCATCATGGAGGATGAGAAGCCGGATCAGTTCAAGGAGATGATGGACGCGGGATCGTCCGACGACAAAATCATGATGGCGATCAAGGAGATCCCCCAGCAGATCGTTGAAGCTCTGAAGGATGAGTAATGGCTATTGATCTGGACCCAATCTTGACCGAGGAGTTTGGCATACGGGTAGACCTGCACGAAGGCACCTACCTGCAGAGGGGGGTCACCTCGATCTTCCGTGACACCGCGGTGAGGCGTGGGTTCATCGACGGCAAGAACGTCTTCGACTGGATTGGCGAGGCAGACGGCAGCAACAAGAACGTCCATAGTTCGCACGCGCAGTTGGCCCTTGCGATTGAGGCTGCCCTCCTCCACTCGTTACACGGTACAGGTGTAACCGGCGAACTCACGCACCCATCCGCGCCTAACTCACTACCGCTGTCGAGCATCAAGGTGTGGAAGTGGGGCCCGAACGCTTACTTCGAGCTGCGGTACAGGCGAACACGGGAGACCAACGTCCCTGAGCCGGCGGCCCACACCGCCACATGGCGAACGGCCTACGACCACGCGATTGCCTACAGGACGGCGTTCACTGGAGGCGGATTCGCGGTCTATCTCGACGGCCTACCGAACGGCGACCTTGACTTCCCCAACGTCGATGCAGGCGAAACAGATGAAGCGAACCGGCCGGTCGGCTCGGTGCACAAGCGTACTACGCAGAAGTTCACTATCCGGACGGTTCTGAATCAGAACCCTCACGGCATGACGGGATCGGGCTCGTTGGTAAATGCAGGACACATCAACCAAGCGGATCTGGTGGGGTTCGGGGATTACGAGCTAGTGATAGGGATGCTCCCGAATACCGTCCGGTTCGACGGCGCGATCGTCAGTTGGCTCAGCACCGACCGCTTCGCCGTGCAGTACGACTTCACATTCATAGCGACTGGGCACTTTCACCAAGAGCCATTTTGGGACGGCACGAAGTGGAGCGTTCGTAACGTCATATCGCATACATCAACGATTTGGGATCAAGTAGATACGTTCCCGGTGAGATTTTGACCCGCTTCTCTCACGGGCCAGACTTCCAAGGGATCAACCCCTTCTCGGATGAGGCGAGGCAGCGCGACGACTACATCAAAGAGCAGGCAGAGCTGTCGGAGGGGTATCAAGAGTCGATACAGCGCAAGCTGCTGGAGCCGGGAATTGTCGTTGCTTCAGTGAGGGGAGGGATAAAAGGCTTCACCGCATTGATCGTTTCTTCGACCGACGTAAGCACGCCGAATACGAGGTGGGCCTATACATGGGATCTGGCGAGGCCGGGTGGGATAGGAGCCAAGTGGATCGTCGCGGGCACGACGCAAGAGGGCGAACCCGGCATTGACTACGGCAACGCCACTGACGGGTTCCTTGCCTTCAACCTGGCCGAGCACGAGAACGACTCGGAGTTCATCGCGTACGGTGCCGAGCGGCAGCCCACGGGCTATACGCTGGTTCCCCTGCCGATCAAAGATGGCAACCCAGTGTTCATCGTCAAGACGATAGTGCAGGGCAACGTGGGCATCTGGTTCGAGGCATCCAACCCGCTCGAGCTGGTGTGTGACAAGCCGGCATGAGCTTGATCGGCACCATTGCGGCCTTCTGCTGCTGCACTACTGAGGAAGGCGGCATCTGCTGCCGTGGCCTGTCGGGCGAAGACTGCGTGTGCATCGAGGGGCTGACCAGAGAAGAATGTGAAGACGCCAACATGACTGGCGATCCATGCGACACGGGCGTGTTCCTGCCGGGCTTGACGAAGTGCCCAGTGAACCCACCGGACGACGAGAACCCGTGCCTTGTTGGATGCTGTGTCTCGAACATCCCGACCAGCGAAATCACCTGCGTAGATCGGGCCTGCATCCACGAGTGCTGCCGACTGAACAACGACGCGGGGGTAAGCACATTCACGATTCCAGTGAACACATGCACCGGCCCTTTCTCGCCATGCGACGAGATCACAGGTGCGTGCTGCTTACCAAGCGGGCAGTGCCTTGACGACCAGACTCCATCGACCTGTGCGGGCCTCGACGGAGAGTTCCATCCAAATCAAACCTGTGCCAGAATCGACTGTGACGACGACATGTTGGTGAACTGCTGCCTTGCCAACGATACGTGCGTCGAACAGATACCACTCCAAGACTGTCTGGCGGGTGGTGGCACCACAATCGGGCAGACACCGTGCAACACAAAGCCGGACCCGTGCGTGAACCCCGATGGAATCTGCTGCAACAAGGCAGCGGAATGTGGTGTGATATGTGTGACGATACCAGCGGACAACGCCTCCTTCAATTTTCCGTGTATAGACGGGGTGTTCGGCCCTATCTGCTTTACCCCGTGCCCGGACGATGTGTTTCCTGCCTTGGCGTATGAGATGTGCGTCATGGTGGATACGACTAGCCAATGTTGTCACTTCACCGTGGATACATGGCAGAATCTTGGCGGCGGTAATTTGTGTGCTCCCAACCCCCAAGGCACCAATGGCTCATGTATTCTCGGCGGGCCAGACGACTGTGTGTCAACGACTCAAGAGTGCATGGGATGTCCGCTCGGTAATGAATGGCAGGCAGATGTGACTGTGATATTTGCTGCCAACTTGGTTGACTGCGTGTGCCTCTGTAATTGCAGTGCCACATTCATCTGGCCCTGCCCACCGAACAACTGCCCCGGTCCGAAACCAATAATCGCAAATGTGTCAGGATCAGGATGTATAGCACAGTGATAACACCAGCCGAGCTGAAACAGAGCGAGCTTCCAAAGACCATCATCACGCAAGATCCGCGAATGGTTCACATGAGTTGGTGCAGTTTGGACGCCCAGTTGTGGTACAAGCAAGAGTTTCAGGCATACGGCAACGGCCGTCTCGTGCCGTTCGGAGATGTCATTGTCGGCCCGTATCCACAAAGCCTGAAAGATGTGAGGGTGACGGACGAGGAAGGCAAGGAACTCATCGAGAACCCACCGCCCCTCCCCTCCATAAAGGGCCGCAAGTGTGCTGGATGCGGCAAGGCCGCGAAGGCCGAGGTGATCCGCTGGTTCGGGATCAGGTGGTACGGGATACCAATGCCAGTCCGACGCCTACGCCGATGGTTCACTAAGGATGCCCCCGCGATGGATTCCTACGATGGGTGCGGGTGCATCATCAAGCTGAAGACGGCTTGGCTCGTTCTTCAGCAGTTCAGAAGGCTGGCCGTGGTGGGCTCCAAGAGGGTGTGGACGGCATGACGGGAACAGCAAAGATCAACCTGACGGCCGACGGCGCGTACTCCGAATGGATCTGGACTGCCGGCAAGTTCCTCCTGTCTGCCGACATCCAGCCCCTCAGTGCGTTCACTTGGAGCACGGCCATCATCGGCCTGGAGTGGTCGATCACCAAAGATGATTTCACCAACGCCGTGACCTTCATCCCCGCCGTGACGTTCACGTCCAGCATCAAGAGCCGGGCGAACATCAACATCTCCGGCCTCCCCTACGTCCGGTTCGTCGTCACGACCGCTGAAGGTGCCAACGACCCGAACGCGAAGATCCCATACATGTGCCAGTAATGACCCGCCAGAACGCCTACATCACCCCGTACGCTGCCGACGACGTATCCGACTGGACGGTCGCACCGGGCAATGCAGGCATGGCCTTGGACGAGCTCGCCCAGCGTGTCACCGACGACGCTGGCGGCAATGTTGTAGGTCCGGCTTCCAGCACCGACAACGCACTCGCCCTGTTCGACGGCACGACCGGGAAGCTGATTCAGAACTCCGGCTGGACAATAAATAACAATGTCCTGATCGCCGCCGGGGCCTTGTCGATGGCGACCAGCAATATCCTATTCTCCGGCAACACAATCGTTTCGGCGGCGGAGGATAACTTCAATATAAGTTTCGTCGCTACCGACATGCTAGACCTCACGCCGACGATTACGGCGCTAGGTGCAGTACGGCTTGATCTCGGCCGCGGCACGGTAGACGTACGGATCGGCACGCCATCTACCGCGAACCGGATCGACATCCTGGTGCAGCCCGGTGTCAACACTGGTAGCGGCGTCGGCGGTGATTTGGTTCTCGCGAGCGGTAACGACAGCACAAATCAGGAAGGCGATGTCCTCCTGAAAGCGAACCTGACGACCTTCCTCACGATTGACGGGACCAATAGCCTTGTGGCAATCGCCAAGCCACTGACACTTGCCGATGATGTCTCGCTCGTCCAAGGCAAGCGGATCGACTTCGACACCGACAAGGACACATCCATCCGTGCGAGTGCCGACGACACGCTGGTACTTGAAATTGGCGGTGTTGACAATGTGGTACTGACCACACTCAAGCAGGCTTGGGGTGTAGCGGACAGCGACTACACGATTGAGATGCCAGCAGCGTCGTCCGCTGACGGCGGTGACCTGACCTTCGACTGCTCGGACGCGGACGGCAACAACAATGACGGCGGCAGCTTCATCATCATCCCCGGCGCCGAGGGCGGGCTGTCAGGTGTCGATGGCCGCTTCGTCG